GCGTGATGAAGCAACAATGTTTGAAGTTTCATTCCGTTTGCTACCAAACAATGACGGTTCATACGGTAAGATCGTAGACCGTACAGATCTAGCATAATACAACTTAATAAAGCAGGAAGCCCAGACCCTTGAAAGTCTGGGTTTTTCTGTTTCTATTTGGTATACTTGTTTTATGACAACAAAAATATATGACTCCATGACTGTTCATTTAATTGATGATACGCCAATTGAGGTCTCTCCTTTAAAAATAAAATATCTTAGAGAATTTATGATTGCTTTTGAAGTTGTAAAAGAATCAAAGAATGATGAAGAAGGAATGGAAGCGTTGTCAGAATGCGTAAGAATATCAATGAAACAATACTATCCACAGATTTCAGGTAGCGTGGAAGAAATTCAGGACAATCTAGATATGCCAACGGTATATGAAATTTTAGCAATTGCTGCTGGTATTAAGATAAGTGAAAAAGAAGAAGAGCCAGTAGTTGCTCAAGCAAAAGAAAGCGGTACTTCTTGGGAAGGCTTAGATTTAGCAGCCTTAGAGTCAGAAGTATTCCTGCTTGGTATATGGAAAGACTATGCAGAACTAGAATTATCTCTTTCTATGCCAGAACTATCTGCAACCTTGGCAGCAAAAAGAGATCAAGAATATCGACATAATAAGTTTTTAGCAGCAATGCAAGGTGTGGACTTAGATAAGAGTATTGGTAAAACAAATGAATGGGAAGAAATGAAAGCCAGGGTATTCAGTAAAGGCGAAGCAAGAGATGCAAATGACATACTTTCTTATCAAGGACACAAGGCAAATCAGGCTGGTTTTGGTATAAATATGGGACTTGAGTACGAAAAAGTTTAGTCAAAAATAGGCTTCCCAGCGTGGTATAATTAATTACTACCACAAGGGGGAAATACAATGGCAGCAAAGACTCAAGAGAAAAATGAAATCTCATTTCTTGATGGAACAACGATTGAAGTAAGACCACTAAAACTGTCTCTTCTTAAGCCTTTTATGAAGCGCTTTGGAGAATTGGCGACAGTGGCAGATGATAACGAAAAGTCAATGGATGTATTAGTTGATTGCGTACAGATTGCCCTAAAGCAGTACAAGGCAGATATCGCAGAAGATAGAGAAAACCTAGAAGAAATCTTAGATCTTCCAACGGTATATAAAATTATTGAAGTAGCAGCAGGAATCAATCTTGGTGATACAGCAAATATTGTAAATTCAATTCGATAGACAAAAAATGAAAAGGGGTGTTATGAATAGTGTCTGATGTAAATGCTAACATAGGTATACATTTTGACACCGCTGGTGCGCTGGCAGAGTTGCGTAGACTCCAAGGAGCACTTAGTAAATTTCATCAATCCCTAGCACAAGGTAACGTTGCAGCAGCAAATGCCCAAAAAGGTCTTAATGCTGCAATGTTGCAGTCTATCAATGCATCTGGCCAATTCTCTGCAAGTCAAATTAGAGCGCAGACAAGTACACATGCTTTCACCTCTGCACTTGAAAAGAATCAGTTAAGCCTTAAGCAATATTTTAGATATTCCGCTGCTGCTGCAACTGCAAATACGAAGGTTTTTAGTCGTGCCTTTGCAGCAGAGCGTGAAATATTTAACCGTGCAAGACGTGATAGAGTCAAAGCAATTCAGTCACAATATATTCAGTTGGCAAAGGCTAACGGAGGTCTTGTCGATGCGATCAGGGTAATGCCAAGAACCCTTGCAATGACTAATGGTAAGTTTACAGAACTTGGCACACGTATTCAATATGCAGCACAAAGACAGCAACTTCTTAATCAATTACTAAAGCAAGGTTCTACTAGCCTTCTAAACTATGGTAAGAATATGCAGTGGGCTGGTCGTCAGTTAATGGTTGGTTTGACAATACCATTAATGATGTTTATGGGCGCAGCCTCAAAGGCTTTTAGGGAACTTGAAAAAGAAACAGTTAACTTCAGGCGTGTTTATGGAAACATGATGACCTCTGATGCAGAGGCAGATGCAGCAGTTGAAAATATTAAACGTATTGGTGTTGAGTACACAAAGTTTGGTCTATCAGTAAAAGACACAATGTCAATGGCAGCCAAGGCTGCTGCAGCAGGTTTTTCTGGCAAAGCACTTGAAGAGCAAGTAAAGACAGCAACTAAGTTAGCAGTTCTTGGTCAAGTTGATCAACAGCAAGCACTTGAAACAACAATTTCATTAACTAACTCGTTTGGCATTGCAGCAGAAGATCTTGCAAAGAAAATTGACTTCCTTAACGCAGTAGAAAACCAGACAGTACTTTCTATTGAAGATTTAACAATTGCTATTCCTAAAGCAGCACCAGTGGTTAAGCAACTTGGTGGTTCTGTAGAAGACCTTGCGTTCTTCCTAACAGCAATGAAGGAAGGTGGAATTAATGCATCAGAAGGTGCTAACGCACTCAAGTCTGGCCTTGCAGCATTAATTAATCCAACAGCAAAAGCCTCAGCAATGCTTGCTGGTATGGGTATTAATATAGATGGAATCGTTGAGCAGAATGCTGGAAACTTAAAGAACACCGTTATTGGTTTTGCACAAGCACTTGATACTCTTGATCCACTTAACCGTGCAAGAGCAATTGAGCAGATGTTTGGTAAGTTCCAGTTTGCTCGTCTATCAACTTTATTCCAGAATATTACAGCAGATGGATCTCAGGCAAGTAGAACATTAGCACTTGCTGGAGCATCTGTTCAAGATCTTGCAATCTTGTCTGAGCGAGAATTAAGCAAGGTTGAAGATTCAGTCGGAGTAAAATTCCAGGCAGCAATTGAAAAGTTTAAAGTAGAAATAATGCCTTTAGGAAAAGCATTCCTAGAAGCACTTACTCCAGTAGTTAAATTCTTTGGCGGGTTAATGGAGAAGTTTAATAATCTTAGTGATGGAACAAAGAAATTTGTAACCATTATGCTTGCAGTACTTGGTGGAATAGGACCAGTAGTTCTTATGACATTTGGTTTGCTTGCTAACGGTGTTGCAAACGTAATTAAATTCTTTGCAATGCTTCGTGGTGGAATTGCTAAACTAAATGGGCAGACTAAACTATTGGGTGGAGGGTTTGACTATTTAACTCAAGATCAACTTGAAAATACAGTACAGTCTAATGCTCTTCACGGAGCACATCAAAGACTTATTCAGGTGTTTGGAGTAGAAAGAGCATCTGTAGAATCACTTGGAAGGGCTTATCAAACAGCAGCATCACAAGCAAGAACTCTTGCAGCATCAAGCCCTGGACTTTTTACAGGGGGTAAAGCAGGAGCATCCGCAGCCAAGGCTGGACTAAAAGTAAGAAAGTATAAAGACGGAGTTTTAACAGTTCCAGGACCAAAGGGTGCTGGAGATATTCAGCCAGCAATGCTTGCTCCAGGTGAAGCAGTTATTCCAGCAAAGTTAACTGAAAAGCACCACGGACTTCTTAAGGCAATTTTTACTGACAGTGTTCCAGGGCATATGGCTGGAAAATTACCAGCAGCAAAAGGACCACAAGTAGCAAGAACACTTTCTCCTCAATTAGAATCAATTAGAAAAGCACAAGAAATAAGACGCCAAGCAGCGCATCAAAGAAACTTAGAAAAGTACCCTTGGATTAAACCACAAATTGATGCATACAGAAAATCACAATCTTCTTCTGAGCCGTTATTCTTGGGAATGCCAAAATCTTTTGATGCAGTAACAAAGAGAATGCAGCAAGAGTTAACATTAAAGCAGGTTGCAGAAGCAGCAAAAAATAGTAGATTTGGATCAATGGCTCCAACCGATTTTGGTAGAAAAATTGCAGACTCATCTGGAAGAAGTTTCCCAGTTCCTGGAATTGGCGGTATGTATCAAAAGCCAAACGGAGATAAAGTATTTGTAAAGCCAATGATGGATGAGAAGGCTGCCCTTGCAGAACAAAGAGCAACCATCATAGCAAGACAAGCACACGGTCTTGATGCACCAGTACAAACTGTAAGAACAATGCGTGATCCGCTAGATCCTTCTGGAAAGAGAAAGATTATTGTTCTTGAGTCTCCATTCGATCCTAAATTTGCTGAAAAGAATATGTCTGGTAAATTTAGTAAGGATGAATATTTTAAACAATTAGTAGCAGCAAACCTAAGAGGAGACAAAGACTTACACGGAGGAAATCTATCTGGGAATAAACTTGCAGATGTAGGTACCGCTGGTGTGTTTAAGATGGCCTCTGGTTTAAGAGATTATGCAAAACCAAAAGATATGCTATCAATGGAACAGATGGCAAACATTAATCTTTTGGGAACAAAGGGTGGAGCAAGAAGGTTCTTTGCTGAATCAACATTGCCAATTCCAAAGGGTATGTCAGCAGCAGAATATAACGCTGCAATGCGAAGAGAAATTGAAACAGTTCTTCCAAAACTAAGAGAAACTGTAAAGGGATTCTCACTAAATAAAGATGAAAAGGTTGTTTACAATGGAATGATCAAGAGACTTGAAGAGGGTCTAAAGGTTGATTGGTCACAGTACCATGCAGTTCATTCTGCAGTTAAGCCTTCAACACCAAAGCAAGCAACTGCAGCACAGATTATTAAAAAGTTTGAAGAGCAACAGTTAAAAAAGAGACAGGCTGGGCATGCCAATCAAGACTTCTGGGTTAGTGGACATATGGCTGGAGTTATTCCAGATGGTCCAACACAGGCAAAATCAATGCCTCCACACGTCGTAGACCTTGAAAGATATATGGATGATCTTGTTCGTCACCCAGAAATTACAGAAAAAACAAGAGAAGCCTGGAAAAACAAAAAGGCTTTATTCCTTAAGAATCTGGCAACACAAACAGTTCAAACTTCCGATGGACTTATATTTACTGGGCGTCAAGGTGAAAAGGGAGCAACTGCTGATCATTTAAAACAAAGCATGAGATACCTTTTTGATGTTGATTCTCAAAAGGGAAAGAGAGTTTCTGAAGGATCATTTGGAAACTGGAGTAAGTTAAAAGAGCGTTTAACTATTGGTGGAGCAACAAAGGCTGCTGGTGGGTTTAAGGCTAACAATATTGAAGGGTATAAAGAATATCAGGAAGTCTTAAAAGAAACAGAAGCAAAGAATAAAGCACTTGGAAAGCAAGGAGAAGTTTCCAAGATAAAGGCCTATATGCAAGAAAAATATCCAAACCTTGATTCTGGTAAATTGGCAAGACTTGTTCAGATGGAAGCAGTTCACGTAGAGCCAGGTAAAGCAGAAAAGGGACAAAGTTCAATTGCCCGTGATGCAGCAAAATGGAAGGCTGGCACAGTATTTGGAGATCTTGGAGCAGTAAACAACTACATGAATTCATCTAAGAGAACTGCCAATCTTCTTAAGTGGAACGCTTCCCGTGGCAATCCTTTGCAAATTAATCCTGGCGAGTACAATGCTGCTTCTCAATTTATGGCTTCTGGTAGACACCCAGCCACAGTTCAAGAAGCAATGATGGTTTCAAAAGCAGCAGAATTAGAATTAAAAGCGCAAGCACTTTTAGAAAGTAAAAAGGGTCCAGCAGGACTAAAGTCATTAATTAATCCAGATACAAAGTATGCAGCAGAAGCAGCAAAACTTGTTTTAGACGAAAGAACTGGAAAGGGAAATACTTTCTATGAAGATCTAAAGAAGTATAAAAGGTTTATCAATCTTTCTTCAAATAAAAGAACTGGAGAATATGCTCTTGTTACCCCAGGAGAAGGTCTTCGTGATGAAAGAACTGGCAAAACAAAAGAAATAAAAGCAACTGATGGTAAAGCAAAAACTGGTAACATTAAAAGAGTTGGCGGAGATGCAAAAGATACAAGAGTTATTCAGCAGCCACCAGGTACAACAGTTGTTGCTAAAAAGGATATGCCAAGACAGACAACTCGTGTTCGTGGTAAAGCAAAGGGCGATACATGGATTGAAAAAAGAATTGCACTGCAAAAAGCAGGTGCTACAGAGGCACAATTGGCACAGGCTCTTCGTGATCATGAAAAATTACAAGCAAAAGCAAGAGCAGCAAGTCTTCAAGCAGCAAAAGACAAAGCAGCAGCAGAAGCCAAAGCAGCAAGAACTGCTGAACTTCGTGCTAATGAAGAAAAGAATAGAGCAGACAGAGAACGCCGTGCTGCACTGACCGAGCAGCGAGAAAAAGAAAGATTAGCAAGAGAAGAGAAAGCAAGTCAAAAGCAAACCCGTAAATTAAATCTAGCAGCAAGACAAGAAAAGGCTGGAAAAGTAGCAGGCCCAGCAGCAGGAGCACTTGGCGCAGTTGCAATGGGCGCCATGATGTCTGGAGCAGATGGTAAAGTTACTACAGGACTATTTGCAGCCTCAGCAGTAGCAGGAATGCTTCCAATGCTTATGAATCCTTGGGTCGCTGCAGGAGTTGCATTAACAGCAGTTGTCGGTTCAATTTGGCTATGGAAAAAGTCTTTGGACAATGCAAGAGAAGAAGGTGTTGCTTTAGGTAATTCTATGTCCATGACAGCAGACAAATTTATAGAAATTTCTAAAATAACAAAAACAGTAAGTGCTACAGAGTCTGCAAATAAACGAAGAGCAGATATGGCGTCTGGAGTGGATGCAGAAACAAGAAAGTCTGGACAAACTTATTTAACTTCTGGTCCAGGAAAAGCACTTTTAGAAGACATTAATGTTCAAGCAAAAACTGGAGCATCTCAAGAAGATATAGGGAAAAACATAGCAACACAACTTGGAGTTGCAATAACACAAGGCGTTATTAGTATGGACCAAGCAAGAAGTATTGCTTCAGCACTTGGAGAGCAGTTGGGAAGTTATACAATACCAGCAGTAATTACTGGAGAACTATCAGAACTACTTGGTCCTAATGGACAAGATTTGCTTAAAGATCCTCTTGTGGTAATTGCTAAACTACAACAAAATGCAATGGATCAGCAAAAAGTTGCATTTGATAGCGCAGTTGCAACAGGGGGTGGATTCTCTAGTGAAAAATTAGCATCAAATAATGCACTTAAGGCAGCCCCTGCAGTTGCAGCAGTATCAGTTGCAGCACTTGCAGCAGCAAATATCTGGAACCCAGTTGGTTGGGGATTAGCAATAGCATCTGTTGGACTTTTTGCTAAAGGCCTATGGGATGCAAACAAAGCCAGTCAAGAAAAAGCAAAACTAGATTCAGCAGCAGTTCAAATGGCTATTGCAAATATTGAAAGTGGAAATAATGCTATTGATGCTCTTAATAAACAATATGACATTAAGTTGTCAATGGCAAAAACAGATAAAGAAAGAGCACAAATTGAAAAAGATAGAGCAAGAGATCTTGGACTTTTAACTGCTCAAAATAAAACAAACTTAGAAACACTTGTTGCACAAAAAGATGTTATAGGAGCAACTGCTTTTAATGATGCAGTAAAGGTTTCTGTTGGAGAAAGATATAAAGATTCTTCAAGTGCTATGAAAACTTTTGCTGATAAATCTGTAACAAGACTTGAAGGAATGGAAGATAGTACCTTTAAGAGTGTTCTTCAACTAGAACTGGGAGCGGGGTCTATTGATCCATTTGTTGCAATAAGACTAGCAGACCTTGCTGAGTCAGGCGGAACATTTGTTGCAGACTTTGAATTATTAGTTGCTGCAACTGGCAGTTCTGCAGAAGCAAATGTAGTTATGCAAATGCTTATGAAGGGTGGAGCAACAGACGACACAATAAAAACAACTGTTGCATATATCTCTGCTCCAGAGAATAAGAAAAATATTAAAGAAAATACAGAAGCAATTAATATTCTTTCAAACATGAAGGCTAAGTATGGAACTACAGTTGATATAAATGTTGATGGTATTAACAAAATTAAAAAGGTTTCTGCATTTAAAAAAGTACTTGATGGCTTTAAAACTAAAGATGGTAAAGCAAAAACAATACTAACAAAACTTGAAGTTCAAGATGCAGCAGCAAAGGGTGATACCACAATGCAAAGCATACTTGCAAACTGGAACATGCTTGTTGGGGCAGATGGAAAACAAATAAATACTTCTATGATGATGGACTTTGTTGCATCTGGTGATGCAAATGTTATTGATGCCTACATGGCTGCAAAGGGAATAGCAAGGCTTACTGGAGATCGTGGAGTAGAGCAGAGAGCAGCAATTGCAAAATCTGGTGCAGCAGAAGCCTGGAACGTAGGAAATTCAAAGGAAGCAAATAAAGGACCAATAATTCCTGGTGTTGATCCAGTTGGAGAAAAAGCAGAAAGACAGGCTACAGCAGTTGATGATTTAATGACAAGACTTAAGAATGTTCGCCTTGCAGCAATTGATGCAGAAGGCGGAATTAAGGCTCTATTCAAGGCTGTATCTGGTGGACAGATTGGTAATAAATTCAACGGTATACAACAACAACTAATGGGTATGAAATCTGGCAAGGCTACGCAGGCAACAGATCCTACTAAAGGTTATAATGGACAATTTATTGATTGGTTTACTGGACTTGACAAAACAGAGCAGGCTAAGTTTGGCAAGGTGGCAACTAAAAAAGTTAAGAGTGGAAAGAATAAAGGCAGAGTACTTGATCCAAACGATCCTAAAGGTAAAAAATTATTAGCAAAGGGTGCTAAGGTTGGAGACCTTGCATTAAGTAGAAGTGGTAAAGAAGTTGCGGCTGGATTTGACAAAGCAATCATTGGTGAATTCAATGTAGCACAAATTCAAACAATCAGAAACTTTGATCAGCAATCAATTGTTATGAAGAAATTAGCGGGATTGGGAATGACAAATAGTCAAATTCAAAGAGTCCTAAGTGATGAGGCATACACAACAGCGATTGCAACAGGCAAGATTACAGATGAAGAACTAAAGATTAATAATGCTCTTTCTGTTCAGGCAGACACAAGAGATAAGATTAATAATATTGTATCTCAAGGAGCAAGAGCCAGACAAGAAAATGCAGATATGGCAAGAAGACAAGAACTTCAGTCCTTCCTTGCATCATCTGGTTTGTCTCGTGGAATATCAGAAGGAGCAATGACAGATGCTCTTGGAGATCCAGACCAACTTAGTACCCTTCTTGCAGCAATGGATGCAGTTAAAAATAAAACTGCAGGCGCAAATGCATCACTACAAGATGTAGTTGATTCCCTAAATGAAATCAAAAAGAATTCAGATATTAAAATAAATATCACAAAGACAGTGTCAGAAATTATTATGGGTGGTGCATCTGCTGCTCAAGAAGCACTTGGTATTAAGTCAAGACTAAGATCAAGAATGACTGGGTCAGAACTTGCAGGGTATGTTAGTGAAAAGGGAACAAGGCCAGATGGAACTACCTACGGTGGAGAAGCCGTAGGAGCAAAGGCTGTAGCAAATGTAGCATCAAGAATGATTGACCCTACAACAAAAAAGGCTTACACTTCAGAATCGTTAACTAAATTGCTTGGAACTAAAACTCAAGCAAGTGTTGGAAAAGAAAGATCTTTAGTTGCTTCGCAAATGAATGTTGCTAATGCAAATATGGCACAGATCCAAACAAGGTTTGATAATATTAGTAAGTCTATGAATGATGCCGTTGATGCAGTTAACGCCGATTATGATGCTAGAGAAAAGGCTGCACAGGATAAAATTAATAAACTTCAGTCTGATGCAGACGCTGCCATTTCTGCAAAAGAAGATCAAATAAAGAAACAGTTTGATGATCCAATTAAGGCTTATCAAGATAAGTCAAATGTTCTTAGTCATGACCTATCTTTAATTGATAAAGCAGCAGAAGACATAAATAAAAAGTATGACCTTCAAGCAGAAGCATTACAAAATGTACTATCTATTAACGAAAGAATTTCAAGAGAGCAACAGCAGCAGTTAGGTTTGGCAGATGCTTTATCATCTGGAGATATTTCTGCTGCAGCAGCAGCCGTTCAAGATATTCGTTCCGCTAATGCAGGTGATTTTGGAAATGCACAGATGGACGGACTTAATCAGTCAAGAGAAAATGATGTTAATGCTTTAACAAATAAAGATGGAAAAACAAGAACTCAAATTCTTGAAGAGCAATATGTAATTTCAGAACAAATTTATGCATTAGAAAATGACCCAGCAAGGGTTTTGCTAGAGCAGCAAATAGCAGACATAAAGACAAAACTTGAGTCAGATCTAAAGATTGCAAAAGCAGAGCAAGATGCTCTTGAGCCTGCTCGCCAAGCAGCAATCGCTGCAGCGAAAGCAGCAACAGAAGCACAACTTAAAGCAGTCCAGGCAGAAATGGATGCACAGCAAGCAATTGTAACTGCATTAGCAGAACAAGATGCATCTCTTGCTACACAAGAAGCAGCACTGATTGCTATCAATGCAGAACTTGACGATGTAGAAACTTTTGCTGGTCTTACAGCAGATGACTGGGAACGAATTTCTTTAGCAGCAGAAGCAACTGCCGAGGCTATGGAAAAGAGAATGAAGGATGCAATCGCAGCCATTGCAGAGTCTACCGCTAAGGGCGCAAAATCTATGGCAGATATTCTTAGAGATATTAATGCGCTACCATCTTCAAAGTCTATTGACATATTTACAAAAGAATACAAGACTGTATATGTAAATACTGTTACTACAAATACAAATGTTGATGCTCCTCCACCACCACCGCCAACAGATACAACAACAAAGTCTCCAGGCAAAGCGTGGATTTCAGATGGCAAGGGCGGATGGACAAAGCCAAAGAAGCCTACAGGAGATTATGGTTGGAGCGATATTAATGGCTGGGTTAAGGGGTATGCTGGTGAAGATGATGCAAAAAATAATGATAGTGCGTCAGAAGACAATGCAAGAAAGAATGCACTGGCAGCAACATCAGCAGCAAACGCAGAAGCAGCAGCAAGAGCACTTGCTGCAGCCCAAGCGGATTACGATTCCCTTATGGCAGGAGTAGCAAGACTCCGTGCAGACGGAGATCACGGACTAGCATCTGCAGCAATGAATAGAATTACTACAAAATATCCAAAAGGTAGACCAGTAAAACTTTCAAGTGGTGGATTTATTGATGTTGCTAGATTCTTAAATGGTGGATTCTCAGTAGGAACTGATACAGTTCCAGCAATGCTGTCCCCAGGAGAGTTTGTAATGAGCAAATATGCTGTTGATTCGTATGGAGTTGACAGAATGAAGGCAATAAATAATGGAGATTCTATTGGTGACTCAGTGTATAATTATAGTATAAGTGTAAATGTTAAGTCTGATTCAAACCCAGACGAAATTGCAAAGACAGTCATTGCTCAGATAAAGGGCATAGACGCACAGAAAATTCGGGGGAATAGATTATAATGGCATCATCATCATACATGTTAGGTAGAAAGCAATACTATAGACCACAAGCAATGCTATGGTCAGAGAACTCTGGAACCCTAAGCAATGGAGTCTATATCCCAAATGGCCTAGAGGTAGACTCTCTGCAGGGAGATGTTACTGATGTAAACCTTTATGACAACTTCTTAATCCTAACAGATGACAATAGAGGGCCTTTAGATTTTAAAACAACAAGAATTGAAAAGAAAGAAAGAATGATCAATGGCAGAACAAGGTCTTATCATATTGCAGATAAACTAACTATTTCTACATCTTGGAACATGATTCCTTCAAGATCATTCTTAGATTCTCCAGATTTTAATATGAGCACTGGTAAGCCAACAACTGATTTAAATAGAATTGATGGACAGCCATTACAATTTACAACTGATGCAGGAGCAGGCGGAGTTGAAATGCTTGATTGGTATGAAAACCATAAAGGCTCTTTCTGGGTATTCTTAGCATACGATAAGTACTCTAACTTTAAAAATGTTGGTCAGCCAAGCATAAATAAATATGCACACTTACCGCAGTACAGCCAACTAGTTGAAATGTTCTTTTCAGATTTTTCTTATACTGTAGAAAAGCGTGGTAAGAACTTTGATTACTGGAATGTATCTCTTACTTTGGAAGAGGTCTAATGTTTGACAATGCCGAACTGCAGAAACATCTTCAAGAGTCTTCTGTAATAAGAACACAGTCTGCGATAATTGCAGAGTGGAATATGAACATTCCAGAAAACATTGAAAGAATTGGAAACTATAGATATAGACCAAAGAAAGAAACTTCACCATATAAAAATTTGCCAGGATCATTTGATCCGTACGACTCTGGATCTTCTACTTCTGCAGTAAAATATTATACTAATGCAACTGATGCTGATGTAGTAATTGATGGTGGGTTTAGAGACTCTGGAGCACCATTTACCTTATCTCCTAAAAAAGAAAAAATTGGAATGCTTTATTCTTTAGAGAGTTGTTTCTCAAAGTTTAGACCAAGGTCTGGAATTAACAAAGCCTCATTTCTACGTGGCAAGTATCTCCACCATTCAAATGTCAATATGGCAAGAAGACCAAGATACTATATGGGCCACAAAGATGACTTATTTAAATACTGGTCTTCATATAGAACAGAAGATGGAGTTGAATACGGAATATCTTCTTCTACAATTGATGCTGCATATCCAATTGAAGATGCTTGCCCATTCATTGTTTATAAGGAAAATGTTCCAGCAAATAGAGTTGTAGTAAAAATGCAAACTCATGTCGGCAATGTTGATCTTGGAACATTCTCTTCAAACGATTCAACATTTTCAGATCCATTTTATGGCAACTCTAAAAGTCAGACTCCAAAGAGATGGAAAATTCAGGGGCTTCAAAATGGTAACTGGACTAACCTATATTCATTTAATGAAGGAACAACAAGAAGAGACGGAACACCAGTAATAAAACATGATGGATATGTTGAGTTATCCTACGGCCTAAAGGTTCCAGACTCATATCGATCCTCTTTTATTTTTGCAGAGACATACACAAATGCATCATTCTTACCAGAGAAGAACATCCATGGATATGCTTACCTAATCCAGTCTTCAAAAACAGACATAGGAACATTCTATATATGGCAAAATGGAGGAAATAATGGTGGACAGTATGCAACCTTTAAACCAGAGTATGCGTGGCAGTTAGAAGAAGAGACTATAGACCGTGTTACTAACTTTGTTACAGACCTTACAGATCCAGTAAAGTTTTATGATCAAGTAAACCTTGCAGATAAATATCGTGAGTTTGATTACATAAAAGGAATCAGAATAGTCGTTGATAGCATGAACACTCCGCAGTCTTCTTTTGATTTGATTGAAATATCTCCTAGACTTTCTGTAAATCTTTCAGACAAAACCTTAGATTTTTCAATAGAAAAATCTGCTTCTGATCTTGGCGTGAGTGGTTTGCCAGTAGGACAACTTCTTGCTTCAACTGGAACTTTAAATATATTTGACTACGACTCTGCATTTAATGCTAACAACTCCTTAAGTATTGTAAGTAAATATATGACAAGAAATATTCAAATTAAATTTTATGATATTACAGTAGATGTAGATGGCTATGACTATTTTGTTCCATTAAAAACAATGTACTCTGAAGGATTTCCAACAAACAATATTTCTGAAAGAACAGTATCTTTATCTCTAAGAGACATGTTCTTTTATTTTGAATCAATGACTGCACCAGAACTTCTTGTTCCAAATGTCTCTGTTAGTACTGCCGTTTGTATGCTATTAGACTATGTTGGTTTTTCTAATTATGTATTTAAGAGACTATCTGGAGAAACGGAATCAATAATTCCATTTTTCTTTTGTAATTCAAATAAAACCATTGCAGAAGTTTTGCAGGATATAGCCATATCAACACAGACAGCAATGTTCTTTGATGAATATAATAATTTTGTTATGATGAGCAAAGATTATTTTATGCCTTCTAATAATCAAAGACAAACTGATATAAAATTTATAGGAACAAATGATCTAATTAAAGATAGAGCAATAAGTAATCTTTCTACATCTGATACCCTATCAAATATTATTGAAGTTACATCAGAAGACAACCAGGTTTATAATGATGGAAAGATTAATTTTACATCAAGATATATTCAAAAGACATTCGGCAGCATTAAGCAAGCAAGTTTAATTGATAACGAAAAGACTTGGGTATATAAGCCAGTATTGCTCTGGGAAGTTTCTGGAACAGAGACAACAAAGTCAGTAAACAATCAATTGTCAGAAATGTCTGATTATGTTCTAAGTGCAATTCCTTTAAACTCAAACCTTACCAATGTTGTTCCTTATGTTTCTGGCAATAAGATAGTTAACAACACAATGAACTTTGGTGAAGGAATATACTGGATTGCAAGATATAACGGATATTTTTATTCAAATGGAGAAGTTATAAGATTTGATGCTGTCGAGTTCTCCGTATCTGGATATGGAAATGTTTGGATAACAAATGTTCAAGAATACCAAAACTACTTTTCTAAATTGAAGTTTGGTGGTTCAATATTCCCAACAGGACTAGTTAGAATTTATGCTGAGCCAAACTATATTGAATTAAATGGAAAAGAGTACCTTCAGAATGGAGCAGTTGCAAAGCATGGCAGAGGGCAGTTTGGTACTCCAGTCAATTCTCACTTTGCAGGTCTGTCTCCTTATTGGTCTAATAACAATAACGTAAGAGGCTGCACCATGCAATCTAAATACCTTTTCCAAACAGGACTAACTAGTCCAACAACAACCCTAGGCGCAGCAGGAGTAAATAATGAGTTAGCAAAAAATACAACAAGAAATGGTGTAATAAAGAATTTTCTTTCAACTCAATATTACAAAGAAGCAGATGTTTCAAACATGCAATCAACAAGCACTGGAACAATTCAGTCATCAGCCTTAATAATGGCAGGACCGTCATTTAAGACTTCAGAGTCGCCTCTTGATTTTATATCTTATGTTTATAAGCCAATGACAAACAAGTTTACGCATTTTGGAACCAGAATGAGAATAGTTGGCAAAATAGAAAATAATGCTGATCGTGGACAAACTGCAGTGGGAGCAACATCATATTATTTAATTCCTGGAACAACTCCAGACAAAGATGTAACTATTGTTGGTGGCTCAGGTGGCCTTGGAATAATGGTTAATCCAGATACTAATAATGGATACTTCTTAGAACTAGTTGCCCTTGGTAAAACCACTATAGACAAAACAAAATCTCCAGATGTGAACAATGTAATTTTTTACAAGGTAAAGAAAGACTCAGTCACAGCAGAAGCAATACCAGAGAAACTGTACGCTGGCTTAGCAAACATAGTTGTAGATGATGGAAAGTTTACAGGTCAATACCGTATGGCAGCAGAGAAGACACCAACAGTATATGATATATCTATAGAGTATGAGAATATTGGAAATGAAAGAAAGTTCTATATTTATTTAAACAATCAGTTTATTGCAAGCGTAATAGACAAAGATCCTTTGCCAGTCTATAACAATATGGCTCTTTTCACAAGAGGGTCTTCTCGTGTGATGTTTGAAAATATCTATGCTATCGGAGCAAACTATGGTCAGAATAGTAAGTATGTTTTGAACACTCCAGCAGCAACAGTTTTTGATGAAGATGGAGAAGTTAACACTAGTGAATCCATGAGAAAGTATGCAATGAGTGGAATCATTCAATCAACATACTTAACAGGAATCAGTTCTTATGAGCCACCTCAAAGCAATTTATATTTTGAAGAGTTTGGAACTATCATGAGAGAAGCATCAGTGTTTAAGATTAAATATGAAAAAGCATATCCAGCAATCTATGCTCAATTATCTCCAACATTTAATTCTATAAAAGGGTACTCAGTTTCTGGTTTTAGAGCAGGAGCATACGGGGCAGAGTTTATAATTTTTAATGCAACAGATAAAGCAATTACTCTTGACTCTGCATCAGGTAACTACCTAAGAATTCAAGGAGTAACATTTACGCAAGAAACAGATGAGTCGCTTAGCGTAGACGAATATTATTCAAAAAATAGCGATTTTGCAAATCCACAATATAGCGGAGACACATTAGTTTCATATCCAAATAAAGTTTCAAGACAATATGAAGATATAAAAGTTAGTAGAATGACACATGGTAAAAAAGATTTTAGTCTTGACACCCCATACATTCAATCAAAGGATGAAGCAAATGCTTTGATGTCTTGGCTTACTGGTAAAATTGTTAAACCAAGAAAGTCAATAGGTCTAAAAGTTTTTGCTAACCCTACAATTCAACTTGGAGATATAGCCGAGGTTGACTATTATGAAGGAGATTTAGATTACTCTGGAACTAATGGAAAAAAGTTTGTTGTTTATAGCATTTCATATTCAAAGTCCGCAGATGGACCGAGTATGGAAGTTTATCTAAGTGAGGTAGTGTAATGGTAGATCCAGTAGCATCAGTCCCAGCATCAACATCTTCAACTGCAGCAAAGGCAGATATAAAGGTTGCGACTCCTAATTTAATTATTCAAAGTTCTGAACTTGTTCCAATTGAAATAATGACAGACTTAATATTTGAAGATATCGGTGGTCAAGAAATAATTACAATTACAAGATCTGATATTATAAATGGCCAAGATGTGATTTACAGACCAATCAAGAATCTAACAATGCTTAGTTATCAATATAGCCCACAAAGAGTATTAGGACTACAAGACACTTCAAAAGAATTCTTTGATAACTTTCCAATTAAATTAGATGCCCATGTCCCAGCAGAAGGAACGGGACCAAACAAAGAAGTCGTATACCTTGACCCAGACACTGGAGATTTAGTTATAAATGTAATCAATATGGAACCAAACGAACTTGTTCAAGTAAGCCTTCAGTCAAAAGGCAGTCAGTATAATGGTACAATATATGAGGTGGATGAGATATGATAACTAATGACGGTAAAAACATTATAGCCAAATATTTGATTGGTCAGGCTTCTGCCTACGCATCACATATTGCAATTGGCTGCGGACCAACACCTCTTGGATCCAGCGCTAACCCTGCAGACAATGCAGTTGAATATGCAGCAAAAAAGAGATTAGACTTTGAGATGCTTCGTGTTCCAATAACATCTAGAGGATACGTTTCTGAAAATGGGGTATCAAAGATTGTATTTACAGCAGAACTACCAACAGAAGAAAGATATGAAATTACAGAAATTGGTGTATTCTCTGCAGGAGCAAACACAACAGCGGGAGCATACGATAGCAAAATTCTGTATACATTTTCTGAAAACTGGGAGTACTCTGGAGATTCATCAACAATACCATATATCCCAGAGCCACTAGATGGCAATGATGGAGACAATATTATTTCAACAACCTCTAAAGTTTTTAGAACAAATGCCGATAATAAGGTTTTTTCTACTAATCCCCGTGTATTAAGAAACGAGAGGTGTCGCTACTTAAACTCTTTTATTGCTTTGCGTGGAGACTCTTCTGAGATATCTACAGCAGCATCAAAGTGGGTTCCGTCAAATACCTCAAACTATATTAAGTTATCTAACACATCTCTTAATCTTGACAACTATGCCCAGTCTGATTTGATTAAGGTTGCATATTCTGTTATAAATAAGAATGGCGAAGATATTGAAGATCATCCAACATCTGTAAAAATAATTGTAGAGTTTTTATGTACAACTGGAATAAATGCTGGAAAGTCTGCACAGGTTCAAATATCCGATAGCGTTTCTTTCTCTGGAAGTAGATACAGAGTATTTACTGGCTCAATTGACACAGCAATAAGAAGTTCTGGATGGACTTGGTCTATGGCAGACACCGTTAGAGTTTATACCTCTGTTCTTAAAAATACCTCTACAAGTGCAAACCACTATGTATGCCTTGATGGTATTAGAATTGAAAACACAAGTACAGTAAATCCTATCTATGGAATGACTGGATACTCTGTAATTAAAAATACAGGATCCCTTCCAATTATAAAATCACCAAATACAACAAACTACATAGAGTTTAGGTTTGGGCTTGGTATACAATAATGGCACAAATTAAAAAAGTGATTATTCCAAAAGCGCAGTTAACAAATTTTGCAGGCGCATCTGGGGCCTACAAAGTAAAGTATAGAATAATAACTGATGATAATAACAGAGTTTCTCATTGGTCTCCAATATATAATATTCCAGTAAATCTAAAAAAAGATCCTATTACCCATATCGTAATAGGCCTTAATGTTTCTTTTACAGCGCAAATTCCATTAGACCCTATTCAACAAAAAACAATATCTGCAGTTTGGTCAAAAGATATCAATGGCATTGAAACATTTGATATATATTTAAAATATAATGGAGACGCAGATTGGAAGTTTGCAAGATCTACTACTGGCAATGAATTTAGAGCAGTAACAGATACTGGCAAAACAAGCGTAATGCTTGCAATTCAGGCATCAACTTTTCCAAAAACAAGATATCCTTCAGCAACATTGTTTGAGTCCACGACACCGCTGAGTCTGGTATAATTATATTATGATATCAGTTCCAGATAAAGGACAGCCCTTAGACGTTGCATATATTTATGATATGGCCCAGGCAATTATTCAGTTGCAAAAAGGTGCCTCAACATCAGCAAACAAATATGTTACTGTAGACACAACCACAGCAGGTCCCCAAAGCAGAAAAACTTCAGAAGCAAGAATTGTTGGGGGATATAAAGAGATCGTAAGTTCTACTTCAATTATTGCAGGTGAAGAAAAGTCTTGGTCATACCCATTTGGAGTTGGATTTGCCTATGCTCCAATCGTAACTGCAACACCAGTAACTATTAAAGATACAACTGCTGGTAAAAATGTGACTGTTGTAATCAAGGCAATAACTACGACAGGTGTAGAGGGCGTTGTCAAATTTAACTCAGCAGGAGAAGTATCAGTTGGAATTAATATAATAGCAGTTGGCATACCTGCATAATGATCAAGTGCAACAAATGTTCTGGAAGAATGTTTATAGATAGGATATATAGTGCAATCAATCATCTTGAAGTCTATTGTGTTCTGTGTGGTAACCGAAAGTTCTTTAACCCGCCACAAAATTCTAAAGAGGGGCAATGGCTACTAAAAAAGGAACAACACAGAGCGAAGGCTACAATCTCCTCCCTGTAATACCTGGAAACAAGAAAGTATGGTTTTTAAACGGATGCCTTGTCAGAGTTCATCATTATAATCAGTCTAATGGTATTATGTCTGTTTATAATATTACTAAAGATCAAATTGAAAGTTGTTTAATTAATGATTTTAAAACTAAAAGAGAACGAGCATATACTGTAGGACAGACTGCTGATTTAGTTAATCGTCATAAAAAGTATATGCCATCATTAATGAAACGAGGAGTCATTCCATTTCCTACAGGATCGCAAAAAGGCGGGGATAGAGGGTGGCAAGTAAGATCATACTATTCAGAATCCCAAGTAAGAGAGATCCGTGATATACTTGCTACACACCATATTGGAAGACCAAGAAAAGATAATTTAATAACAAATGATATTACGCCTACAAAAGCAGAGTTGACACGGCGAATGGGCGATGGTATACTTACATATACGAGAACAGAAGATGGAAGATACATTCCGATTTGGAATGAATCAATTAACTAAGTCCCTTGGAGGGGTAATGGCAGAAGAAACTAAAGTATCAGTAACGCTGGGGTATACATTAAATCTTGGAAATTTTCAATCACTAAGGCTTGATCTTGGTGTAGTTGATTCAAAGCGTGATGGAGAAAATACAGATCAGGCTTTTGAAAGAGTGTACAAGTTTGTTGAAGACAAACTAACTGCAAAGATCGTTGAAGCCCAAGCGGAGGCTGACGAAAAGTAATGGCCGAACGCAAAGACCGAATGGCTTTGCTTTCACGCTACAGCAAGTTTCATACTGCAAGGTATGAGCAAAAGCCATCACTTAATTTAAATGTAGAGCAATGGGCCTCAGACGCTCTTGTAGAGTCATACGGCATCTCTGGATGCTACGATATACTTGAGTACTACTTTAAAGTTGCAGAGCATCCGTCTTGGAATTACTTTGCATATAACGCAGAAAAAATATTGCAGGCACAAAAAGACAAGAAAAAAGATGATGAAGAAAGAGAAGAGCGTAGACGAATGGCAAAGGAGTGGCTAAGTGAATAATACAGAGGCTAAACTTATAACGGCAGTCCTTCAAGATAAACAGATCCATGTACTATTACAGGCAAATGTAGACAACTTATTAAGAACTCACGGAGACATTTGGAATTTTATTCGTCTTTATTTTGAGAATAACTCAACTCTTCCACCAGCAGAACTTGTAACAGAAAAATTTAGAGACTTCTCACCAGTAGCAAATATCGGCGCAACCAAGCATCATCTTGAAGAGTTACAAGGAGAATACTTAACCGATAGCCTAAAAGATATTTTGAGGTCAGCAGCAGGCAATGTTCAGAATGGTCAGGGAACAGTTGCGCTTAATGATTTAATTACACAGACCTCAGAACTAAAAAAGAATACTGCTGCAATTAGAGATATTGATGTTACAGATCTTGACTCTGCCGTTGCTTACTTTGAAAATCTAAAGAAGCAGCAACTACTTGGCCATGTTGGTATAAAGACTGGGCTACCAGGGTTTGATAACTACCTTCCTTCAGGAATCATGCCAGGGCAGTTAGGAGTCTTCCTTGCATACCCAGGTATCGGAAAGTCCTGGTTGGCTCTCTATTTCGCTGTACAGGCCTGGAAACAGGGTCGTAGCCCACTAGTCATAAGTCTTGAAATGAGCGAAACAGAAGTTCGCAACCGTGTATTTACAATCATGGGTGAGGGACGATGGTCTCATAGAAAGTTAAGTAATGGTGAAGTTGAGATGGACATGCTAAAAGAATGGCATGAGAAAAATCTTCAAGGAAAGCCAGAGTTCCACATTATCTCAAATGATCAAGGTGGAGAGATTAATCCTTCAGTGCTTCGTGGAAAGATTGACCAGTACAAGCCAGACTTTGTAATCGTTGACTACCTTCAGTTGATGGCTCCTAATCAGAAGTCAGATAACGAAACGGTACGAATGAAGAACCTTTCACGAGAACTTAAACTAATGGCTATTGGTGAAGAAGTGCCAATCATTGCTATTTCATCTGCAACTCCAGACGATGTTAATGACCTGTCTACAGTGCCTACATTAGGCCAAACAGCATGGTCTAGACAGATTGCCTATGATGCTGACTGGGTATTAGCCCTTGGTCGTGGTACTAATAGCGATATTATTGAGTGTGCCTTTAGAAAGAACCGTAATGGGTTTATGGGAGATTTCCTTGTTCAATGCGATTTTGACAAGGGATACTACAGATATAAAGATTTTGAAGATAAGTAGTTATAATATGATATGTCAAATTATCATCACAAGGCGATTAAAAGGTTTAACCTTAGTGGAATCATCCATGATGAATCAGCCATAGGGAGACTTAGGGCTGAGTACAAAAGACTAATAATCTCAGAAATGAGACTTAGTGGATATGTACCAAGACTTGACATAGACATAGATTTTACGATAGACTATAATGAGAACAAGAAGTATTTTGAATTTGAGATATCAATACACGGAGTATATACAGGAAGAAGACAAAGCGAATGGATAGAAGGAATAGACGGATCAAAGGCGATTTATACAGTAAAGAGCAAGTTAGAAGAGTTCTCGCAGGATCGGGTATAGACGTTGAGTCAGAACTTGATGCAGACTTTATAATATTTTGTCCATTTCATAATAACCATAGAACGCCAGCAGGAGAAGTTCAAAAAGATAGCGGAATGTTTTTTTGCTTTTCTTGCCAGAAATCTGTAGACCTAATTGAACTTGTAATGCATACCTCTGGAAGAACATATTTTGAGGCTGCTCGTTTTATAAAGAGCAAAGAAAAACTTGGAAGTATTTCAACAGAGATTGACCGTGCCCTGGTAAAGGTAGAAGAGTTTAAACAGTTTGATGAACTAATTCTTAAAAGACTTTACAACAACCTTGCTGCATCAGAAAGAGCAAAAGACTATTTCAAATATCGTAAAATTGAAATTGGATCTTGGGCAAAGTTTTCTTTAGGCTATTCAGAAAAGCAGGATATGGTTACAGTTCCAGTACACAGTCCAGATGGAATTGCATTGGGATTTGTTGGAAGATCTATTGAAGGTAAAGAATTTAAAAATACTCCAGGACTTCCAAAATCAAAAACATTATTTAATCTACACAGAGTCAAGACAGCAGATAGAGTGTATGTGGTAGAATCATCTTTTGATGTTATGAGGCTTGACCAAGTTGGTCTACCAGCCGTTGCTACCCTTGGCGCTAACGTATCAAACTCACAAATAGAATTGCTTCAGAAGTATTTTAATAACATTATTGTTATTGCTGATAACGATGAAGCAGGAGGAAATATGAAAGACAGGATAATTGAAAAACTTGGATCTCGTGTTTCCGTTATACAACTTAATAGCAAATACAAAGACATAGGGGATATGGATGATGAATCAATAAGAAACTTAGAGTTTCGATTTGACAACTCCATATCACTTATGCTAAACTAATATAACAACACAAAGGAGAAATAATATGAGCGTAGTAAAGGGACTAAAAGCAATCAATGCCCTGCTCGACAAGCCAAAGTATGACGAGTCAGGACCAAAGGTAAAGTGGCTTAAACTTGCCGACGGTCAATCAGTAAAGATCCGATTCATTGAAGAACTTGATGAGGATTCTGCAAACTATAACGAAAAGCGTGGACTTGCACTAGTTGTTAAGGAGCACGTTAATCCAAAGGACTATAAGCGCAAGGCTGTAGACACTATGGATACAGAAGGACGTGACTGGGCAGAAGAAATGCACCGTAAAGATCCAAAGGCTGGCTGGAGAGGTCGTCTTCGTTTCTATTGTAACGTTCTTGTAGATGACGGTATCGAAGCACCATATGTTGCAATCTGGTCAATGGGTATCAGTAAGCAGTCATCATTTAATACAATTCGTGAGTATGCTCTTGAAACAGGAAGCATCTCAAATGTACTATGGAAGTTAAAGCGTAATGGTCAGGGAACTGAAACAAATTACACATTGATTCCATCAGCACCAGATAAGGAACCATTTAACTGGGGAACAGTTGAGCCTTATCCTCTTGAGTCAGCACTAAAGAAGATTCCTTATGCTGAACAAGAAGCATTCTATTTGGGCTTTGATAGTCCATCTGTAACTTCATCAACCAACGCTGATTGGTAATATGAACTACGTAGGCTTACATGTCCATACCCATTTTAGTTTATTTGATGGGATTGCTACTCCAGAAGAATTAGTAGACCGAGCAGTTGGTCTTGGTATGCCAGCATTGGCTATCACTGATCACGGAACATTGTCTGGGCATCGGGAACTGTACCGAGTTGCAAAAGCAAAGGGCATTAAGCCGATTCTCGGTCTAGAAGGATATATGTGTGCAGATATCTCTGATACAAGAGATAAATCTGAAAGAGAAGGTCAGCAAGATCTTGTCTATAACCACATTATCCTTCTAGCCAAGAATAAAATTGGTTTAGAAAACTTAAACAAGATTAGTGAACTATCTTGGACAGATGGTTTCTTTAAGAAGCCACGATTTGATTTTGCAATATTAGATAAGTATAAAGAAGGCATTATTGTTTCTTCTGCTTGTCCAAGTAGTGTTTTGGTTAAAGCACTTGAAGAAGAAGAATTTGCACTTGCAAAGAAGTATATATCCTGGTTCCAGGAACGATTTGGTCAAGACTATTATATTGAGGTAATGCCACATAACGAACCTCATATCAATAAGCATCTTCTTGATTTAGCAGATGAGTTTGGGATTAAGGCTGTTGTAACTCCAGACTGTCATCATGCAGATAAGTCTCAGATAGAGATTCAAGAGTTTAAACTTCTTATGAATACTCATGCAAAGATTCAAAAAGATACAACATATGAGAAGTCCAAGAAGCAGCCAGACATGATGAAGAGACTTGATTATTTATACGGTGAAGACCGTCAGATTACATTTAATAAGTTTGATATTCACCTATTGTCTTATGAAGAAATGAAAGCAGCGATGGTCTCGCAGGGTATTGATAGAGAAGACATCTACTCAAACACCTTACTACTGGCAGAGACAGTAGAAGACTATGATATTCAAGAAGGCTTAAACCTTCTACCAGTACAGTATAAGAGTCCTGATAAAGAACTTGCAAAGATTGCCATGGAAGGTTTGGTCGAAAGAGGTTTGTCAGAAAATCAAGAGTATCTTGACAGACTTGAAGAAGAACTTCAGATTATTAAGGATAAGAAGTTTGCCCCATATTTTCTTGTTGTAAGCAACATGATTAACTGGGCAAAGAAAGAAGAGATTATGGTAGGTCCAGGTCGTGGATCTGCAGCAGGATCTTTGGTTTGTTATGCTCTAAGGATTACAGATATTGATCCCATAAAGCATAAACTTCTTTTTTTCCGATTCATTAACCCAGACCGTAACGACTTTCCAGATATTGATACTGATATTCAAGATACTCGTCGTGAAGAAGTTAAAGATTATCTAGTCAGACAATATCGACATGTTGCATCAATTGCAACGTTTCTACAGTTTACTGGTAAAGGAATTGTTAGAGATGTTTCACGAGTTTTAAATATTCCGTTATCAGATGTTAACAAGGTTTTAAAGACAGTTGATTCTTGGGATGATTATTGCACATCAAAATCAACTAGAGAGTTTAGAGAAAAATATCCAGAGGTGGAGGTCTATGGTGAACAATTACGTGGTCGTATTCGTGGTACTGGTATACACGCTGCTGGTGTGGTCACTAGCAAAGATCCGATTTTTAGGTTTGCTCCGTTGGAAACGAGATCTTCTACTGGGTCTGATGAACGTATACCTGTGGTTGGCGTCGACATGGAAGAGGCTGAACGCATCGGGCTTATAAAAATTGATGCATTGGGATTAAAGACATTGTCTGTACTAAAAGACACTATTGACATAATCAAAGAGCGAGATGGCAAAAAGATAGACCTTCTTAAGATTAAGATGGATGATGCAAATGTTTATCAAATGCTTTCTGACGGGTATACAAAGGGTGTGTTCCAGTGTGAAGCAGCACCGTATACAAACCTTCTTGTTAAGATGGGTGTAAAAAACCTTGATGAATTGGCAGCATCTAACGCTCTAGTTAGACCAGGTGCAATGAATACTATTGGAAAAGAATATGTTGACAGAAAACATGGTCGTAAAAACATATCTTACATCCATCAAATACTAAAAGAATTTACGGAGGACACTTATGGCTGTATTCTTTACCAAGAGCAAGTTATGCAAGCATGCGTACACCTTGGACAAATGTCCATGTCGGAAGCAGACAAAGTTAGAAAGATCATTGGAAAGAAAAAGGATGCTAAAGAGTTTGATGTATTCAAGGACAAATTTGTCAATGGTGCTTCTGCCTATATTAGTCCCAATACGGCTCGTGATCTATGGCATGACTTTGAAGCGCATGCGGGATACTCGTTCAACAAGTCTCATGCGGTTGCTTACTCTACGCTCTCGTATTGGACGGCGTGGTTAAAATATCATTACCCACTAGAGTTCATGTACTCAATATTAAAAAATGAAAAGGATAAAGATGCAAGAACTGAGTATCTTATTGAAGCAAAAAGAATGGGGATTAGCATTAAACTACCTCATATTAACGATTCGGATATCGATTTTAAGATTGAGGGTAAGGGCATTCGGTTCGGACTCAGTGCTATCAAGTTCATATCTGACAAAATTGGTCAAAGATATATTGAATCACGACCATTTGGTTCGTACAAAGAACTTGAAGAGTTTACCTTTACCAAAGGCAACGGAGTAAATAGCCGTGCACTACAAGCCCTAAATGCCATTGGCGCAGCAACATTTAATGATAATCCAAGAAATGATGCAGAGATTAAAGAAAATCTATATGAGTATTTAAACCTTCCAGAGTTTAATATTACTATTCCTTCTCATTACTATGCATTTATTCAGGACATTATTGACTTTGAAGAAAAGGGATCATACATTTTTATGGGTATGGTAAAATCAATTAAGCGAGGAACAGGATGGTCACGAGTTGAAGTTTTGGACAAAACTGGCAGTGTCGGTATATTTGATGATGAAAATACCACTATTGAGACTGGTCGTACTTACCTCATCCTTGTTAATGATAATAGGATTGTTTCTGCAATTCCTTCTGATGAGATAAAGGGATCAACCAATGCCCTTGTTAAATTTTTAGGATATAAGCAACTACCTTATACAGATGAAGAAATGTTTGTTGTATCTTTTAAACCAAGAATCACAAAGACTGGAAAGAAGATGGCATCACTTACTTTGGCAGATACATCAAGAGAGTTACATTCTATAACAGTATTCCCAACATCATTTGCAAAAGCCTATATGCATATTGAAGAAGGAAAGTCTTATAAATTTAGTTTTGGTAAAACAAAAGATGGCACGGTTATATTGGAGGATATAAATGTTTGATGATTTAGCAATTAAGTTACATGAGGTGGCAGTAGAAAAAGGATTTTGGGATCAAGATGTTGATGACATATTTGTCTCAAAACAATTAATGATGATTGTCTCAGAGGTTGTTGAAGTCCTTGAGGCTGTTAGAAAAGATAAAGGTGAAGAAGAAATTGCTAAAGAGTTTGCAGATATTATTATTCGTACCCTTGACCTTTATGCAGGAATGGTTGAGGCAGGGTATACTAAGATTTCACTTGATTACGCTTTTGACGAAAAGACAAAGTTTAACAAGACTAGACCAGAGAAGCATGGAGTAAGATTCTAATGACAGTAACAGTTGAAGAAGCAATGGCGTCCCTTGACCCAAAGTTAAGAAAAAAGTTGGGAACTGGGGTAGGGGTTAACTATGAGTATCAACCAACCCCTAGTTATGGACTAAACCGTGCTCTAGGTGGTGGTCTTCCTTATGGTAGACAAGTTCTTATCTGGGGTTCAAAGTCGTCTGCAAAGTCCTCTATGTGCCTTCAAATGATTGCCCTAGCCCAAGCCGAAGGAAAGTTGTGTGCTTGGATCGATTCAGAAATGTCATACTCAGAAGACTGGGCTAGAACTTTGGGGGTAGATCCAGAGAAACTAATCTACTCACAAGCAAGAACTATTAGCGACATGGTAGATGTAGGTGTTGGATTAATGAACGCTGGTGTTGATCTAATTGTGGTAGACTCTATTACATCAATGCTTCCAGCAATCTATTTTGAAAAAGATACAGATGAAATGAAAGCATTAGAAAACACCAAACAGATTGGAGCCGAATCCCGTGACTTTAGTAACGCATGGAAAATGCTTAACTATGCAAACAATAAAGTTAAGCCAACTCTGCTTGTTCTTATTTCT